CGGAACAAGGAATAGCTCAAGTGGCTATTAACAAGGCTAAAGCCGAAAAGACTCTAGCTTTAACTAGGAAGATGGATCAGATTATTAAGGCGTTACAGGCAACAACTAGCGTAACCCCCACTTTAGTCCCCCCCGGGCTTGACCCCTCGGGCGCTCGGGCAGATCTTTCCGCTCTTACTTCTGAGAATGTTGTGGACGATATGGCTCCTCTTCGGGGTATTGCTGCGGTAACTCCCCCTACACGACGCGAGGCTAAGACTCCTGTTGTTTCTCCTGTTAAGCAAGGTATTGCTGCGGCAACTCCCCCTGCACAACAACAGGATGCTCCTGAGACAGTAACTTCGGTGGATCAGATTCAACCTCCGATGACGTTAGATGAGATGAACGCGAAAGAGGCACTAAGGCTCAAGGGTATAGAATATTTGAATAGCGTTGTTTATAAGGATAACGCACCAACTACCTCTCCTCCTGTTCCATCTGAGCTCGAGGGCATGTTTCCAGAAGATATCGATCTTCCTCCTGTCGTTCCTGAAGCAAAGTCTCCTGTTGCTGTCGTTCCTCCTACTACTCCGGTTGATTCATTGGTTTCGGGAGATATTGATATTGATGCGTTGTTAGCGCAACCCAAGAAGGGTATTGGGACACTTCCTTTTGCGCCGGCCGTTACAACTACTGCGGGGAAAGGAACATACGATCCGTTCGGTGATTTCATTGCTGACGAGGTTAATCCATCTGACTATATTCCGGTTGCACAACCTAATCCATTGAACTTGAATATTCCTTTTAACGACCCTAAAGCTAATGATATAGCGCCAACCACTCCGAACGCTCCTACGGACACTTCTACGGGCACCGCGAAAGACAAGTCCGGTGGTATTACTGAGGCTACTCCTGCGAAGACCACGGATTCGGACACTGAGACGGCTATCGAAGATGCTCGGAAGAAAGCTCGTATTGCTTCTTTAGCGTCCTTGAAGACTATTGATACTGAGTTGCAAGATTTCTCTGAGGACGATGATCGCCCAGTTCCACAGCCCGCCCCTGCGATTACTCGCGAGGACGATGGTGATACGACAGGTGGCACTGGCACTGGCACGGGCACGGGCACTGGTGTTGACGTTGACACGGTTCCAGAACAGGTTCCTGTTGATACGAGTGACAATGACAACGACGATCAGGGTTGTCCAAAGGGTTACGTTCGCGTCATGGTTAACGGCATTTATATCTGTCAGCTTATTGAGCCCGAGGTGGCTGTAGTTGCTGCCAAGGAGAAGGAAGAGAAGAAAGAGCCACGGGTTGTTGTTCGTCCAAAGATTAGCCCACGCTATCAGCCCGCGGCTATTGAGAGCAATTACACCCCGTACATCCCAGGGTTGGGTAGGTAGTAGTAGGTGAATCTGCAAGCATTACCTGAAGAGGCGCTGAAAGAGATTTTGGCGCTGACTGAGGCCAAGCGAAAGCTGGATATACGAGAAGAGGCTCAAGAGCGGTTTATGCCGTTTGTTCATCATGTGTATGACAACTTCATTGAGGGCCGTCATCACCGTGTGATTGCGGAAAAGCTAGAGGCTGTTGCTCGAGGCGAGTTAAAGCGGTTGATTATCAACATGCCGCCTCGCCATTCCAAGTCAGAGTTCGCAAGTTACTTGATGCCTGCTTGGTTTCTAGGGCGCAATCCAAAGCTCAAGATCATTCAGGCCACGCACAATACCGAGTTGGCTGTTCGTTTTGGACGTAAGGTGAGGGATTTAATAGATGACCCTGAGTATAAAGTTATCTTTCCAGAAACCAACCTTAAGGAAGACAATAAAGGCGCGGGTAAGTGGGGCACTGACAAGGGCGCGGAGTACTTTGCAGCGGGTGTGGGCGCTGCCATTACTGGCCGTGGCGCGGATTTACTCGTTATTGATGACCCTCATTCAGAACAGGATGCGTTAAGCGAGACTGCGTTTGATCATGCGTATGAGTGGTACACTTCTGGTCCTCGCCAGCGTTTACAACCTGGTGGTGCAATCATAATTGTTATGACACGTTGGGGTAAGAAGGACTTGACGGGTCGTTTATTGGCCCAGCAGGGCAGCGATATCATGTCTGACAAGTGGGATGTGGTGGAATTTCCTGCTATTTTGCCTTCGGACAACCCATTATGGCCTGAGTTCTGGGAAAAGGACGCCTTACTTTCGATCAAGGCGTCTTTGCCGGTAGCCAAGTGGAATGCCCAGTGGCAGCAGACTCCGACATCTTCTGAGGCTGCGATAATCAAGCGCGAGTGGTGGAAAGATTGGGATAAGAAGTCCATTCCTACCATTAAGTATATCATACAGGCCTATGACACGGCGTTTTCTAAGAAAGAGACGGCGGATTTTAGTGCGATTACCACTTGGGGCATTTTTGACCCCGAGGATGGGACTGGTGACAACATAATTCTAATGGATGCACGGCGCGACCGGTGGAATTTCCCTGAGTTAAAGGAAGTTGCCTATGAGGAGCATGAATACTGGGAGCCTGACATGGTGATTGTTGAGGCCAAGGCCTCTGGACAGCCCTTGATTGATGAGTTACGCCTTCGGGGTATTCCTGCGCTGGGATTTTCACCGGGCCGAGGGCAGGACAAGACTACTCGGATGCACATGATTGCTCCTTTGTTTGAGGCGGGTAAGGTCTGGGCTCCATTTGACAAGAAGTTCAGTGACGAGGTCATTGAAGAGGTAGTTTCATTTCCCAATGGTGACAATGATGACTATTGTGATAGTATGACGTTAGCATTGATGCGTTTCAGACGGGGTGGGTTCGTTTCTTTAGAGGGCGATGACACTTTGGAAGACGAATATCGAACACGTAATCGGGAGTATTACTGATGGCCCTGCCACCTCGCCCACTGGGATCACTTGTAGATCCTTCTCTGATGCCTATTGAGATGGTTGAAGATACCACTTCGGTGGAAGTAGAGATTGAAGAGCCAATTGATTTCTCGGGCGGCGCTGAGATAACACCGACAGAGGATGGCGGCGTTACCGTTGAGGCCTTGTCGGGCATGTTGACGGACATGGAAGAGGTAGAGCCTATTCCTCATGACGCCAACTTATCGGAGTATCTTGATGACGGGTATCTTGGAGAGTTGTCCAGTGATTTACGAGCGTCTTACAATGATGATGTTGAGTCTCGTTCTGATTGGGAGGAGACGTACACTAGGGGTTTAGACCAGCTAGGTATTAAGCAGGAAGATCGCACCCAGCCTTTTGCGGGTGCTTCTGGTGTTGTGCATCCTTTAATTACGGAATCGGTCACTCAGTTTCAATCTCAGGCGTATAAGGAATTACTTCCTGCCGGCGGTCCAGTGCAGACTCAGATCTTGGGTAAGCAGGACGCTGAGACAGAGGGTCAGGCCAACCGCGTTAAGGATTATATGAACTACATGATCACAGAGGTCATGGAAGAGTATGATCCTGACATGGATCAATTGTTGTTTTATCTCCCCATGTCCGGATCTACCTTTAAGAAGGTTTACTTTGACGAATCCAAGCAGCGGGCTGTATCCAAGTTTATTCCCGCTCAAGACCTTGTGGTTCCTTATGCCGCCTCTGATTTGCAGACGGCGAACAGGGTTACGCACGTTCTTCGCATGGATCACAATCAAGTTCGCAAGATGCAAGTCGCGGGGTTTTACCGTGATATTGAATTGCAAGCTGCGGATACGGAGCCTGACGAGGTTCGTCAGAAGGTTGACGAGATACAGGGTACGTCTAGGACTTATCTTGATGACATCTACACCGTGTTGGAGATGCACGTTGATCTGGACTTAGAAGACTTTGAGGACATGTCCCCAGACGGGGAGCCTACTGGTATTCATCTGCCTTACATTGTTACGATGGACGAGGCGTCTGGTAAGATCCTGTCGATCCGCAGGAACTTTGATGAGGACACAGACTTCGCCAAGAAGCGCCAGTTCTTTGTACACTACCGGTTTATGCCAGGCCTAGGGTTCTATGGCTTTGGTTTGATCCACATGATTGGCGGTTTGGGCCGCGCTGCTACCAGCATTCTACGTCAGTTAATTGACGCTGGTACTTTGGCTAACCTCCCCGCTGGATTTAAGGCCCGTGGAGTACGTCTTCGCAATGATGACGAGCCCTTACAGCCCGGCGAGTGGAGAGACATAGACGCCCCTGGAGGTAACATCAGGGACGCTATCATACCTTTGCCGTATAAAGAGCCTAGTGCCACTCTAGCACAGCTTCTAGGGGCTCTGGTGGAGGGCGGACGCCGCTTTGTTTCACTGGCTGACGAACAGACAGGCAATATGAATCAAGAGACGCCTGTTGGCACAACTGTGGCAATGCTTGAGCGCGGCATGAAGGTGATGTCTGCTATTCACAAGCGGCTGCACTATGCACAGAAGACTGAGTTCCGTATTCTGGCTCGTATCTTTGCGGAGAATGTTGCTCAGGAGTATCCGTACAACGTAGCGGGTGGCGAGAAGAACATCATGGCGAAGGACTTTGATGGTCGCGTTGATGTTATTCCTGTCTCTGATCCGAATATCTTCTCGATGGCGCAGCGGGTTACGTTAGCCCAGACACAGTTACAGTTGGCGCAATCCAATCCTCAGATGCATAACTTACACGCTGCTTACCGGCGCATGTATCAGGCGTTAGAAGTTCAGAACATTGATGAGATCCTTCCGCCGGCCCCAGAACCTAAGCCGTTGGACGCTGCTATTGAGAACGCTCGAGGTTTGATGGGCGAGATAATGGTTGCCTTTGAAGAGCAAGAGCATGACATTCACATTGCTATTCATGTGATGTTTATGAAGACGCCTTTGGTCATGACTTCTCCACAGGTTATGGGGACATTTTACGCGCACCTTCAGGAGCATATTGCTATGAAGGCTCGTAAGATGGTGGTGCAAGAGATTGAGGATCTTGTAGCACAGGTTCAGCAAGGCGTTCAGGCCGGTCAGATCGATCCCGCGGCGGCACAGGCACAGATCCAGCAAGTTCAGCAACAGATGCAGATTCCGGAAGAGTTGGAAAAAGCTGTTGTTATGCAGGAGTTGGATATCATGAAGGCAACTTTGGAAGAGATCACGCCACAAGGGCAAGACCCAATGTCGGATCCTTTAGTTCAGATCAGGATGCAAGAGCTTGGCATTAAGGACAAAGAACTCCAGCGTAAGTCTCAAGAGGATGAGGCACAAATTATGATGGAGTCGGCTCGTATGCAGCAACGTGCTGCTACTGACTCTGCCCGGATTGAAAGTACTGAGGAGATAGCTCAGAACCGTAATGATGTTAATCGTGAGCGTATTGATGTACAACGTCAGGGCATGATGCGGAGGGGCTAACTCCTATCTATGATTGATCCTATTTCGGCGTTTGCGGTTGCTAGTGCGGCCTATACCAGTTTCCGTAAAATTATTGGACATGCTCAGGATTTAGAGGGCGTTTCTAAGCAATTAGGATCGTGGTATTCTGCGTGTGCTGATATCAATCGTGCAGAGTCACAGCGAAAAAATCCTACGTTTCTTGAGAGGGCTACACAAGGACAATCTATAGAAGAAGAAGCCCTTCAGATACTCATCCATAAGAAGACTTTAAAAGAGCGAGAAATCGAAATTAAAAACTTACTTGACCTCAGATTTGGATATGGCTGCTACGATGAAATGCTGGGTATGCGCCGTCAGATCAGAAAAGAACGAGAGCAGATGGTTCATGAACGTGAAGAATCAAAGCGGCAAATTCAAAACAATATGGCGATCTTAGGTCTGTCAATTTTAATAATTGGGTTTCTAGGTGGTGCTATTTATTTGGTGACACTGGTATCATGAATACAATTATACCGCTCATCCTCGCGTCATCACTACTCAACCCAGAATATGTAACGTGTTATCGATGGAAATACATAACAAACGGCACTGAACTCATATGCCTATATTCGGGAAAAAATGGTACGCTAGGTTATCACTACCCCACGCTTAGTTTCCGCGAGTGTCCCAAATCGTTTGAATGCCTTTACATGCCAAACTCAAAACAAAAGCCATCGCTCAAGGATATTTTGAAGGGCTTGTCCGATGGGTTTTGATTAAATCAGCCTGCTCTTTTATTAAATCACGCTGACGTTCAAGCTCTTCAAACTGCTTGTCAACCTCCGATAATTGCGGAAATTTAACCACCGTTTCATCACTCTTCATCTTCTTCATCCTCAACTTCTCCACTTCCATCACAGTGGTCGCAATCAACCCACTGTCCAACAGGCTCCAGCGTTCCACCAAATCTCTGGTGGACTTCCTTCTCTACCTTGCCGTGGTAATCTGTGTGGTCGCACTCTGGGCAGGGGATCATATTTTCTCTCCTCTTGGTTTATGTGTCAATAAATGAAGGGTTGTGTTGCGTTTCACCCTCTATGAAAAAATTGTATGTCCCTTTGTCTTGCCATTTTTTGGCAAAATAGAGGTCATCAGTTGACCCCCAATATGTTGGATGGAAACGCTGTTTTTGGCCCTTTTGGTCTATGTTTTCGTTCTTCATCATTAAAGAATAAATCATTTCGTTCTCTCCTTGGTTGGTGGGGGCGCGATGGCCCCCGTTGATTATTTTACTTTTATGAGGGTGCGCTGGTGGAGGCATTGGATGTTATAGCCGCCAGCTAAAATTGTGCGGATCGTTACGATGTGGTCATCTACATGAAACTCGCCTTCAACTCCGTCTGAACATTCGATCAGCTCAAAATCTGGGATGCTTGTAACACCTTTTTTCTCCAGAGCCTTGATGATGTTCGCGTCACGTTTAGCGATTACACGGTTAGTGTTTTTTGCCATAGCCTCAAGAGCGCCTGCGCGGCCCCGTCCGCAAAGCAAATTCATCATTGAGGCGCTACCAAACCAAGCCACGTTTGCGAGGTGGTGATTAAAATTTGAGCCTCCCCGCCAGTTCACATCCCGAAACTGATTGGAGCCATCTTCATATTCAGCTTTGGCATTGCCAATAAATGCCTTAAGGCCATCCAGCTTGCTCATCGCAAACTCTTGGTGAGACGTGTGAAGGCGCTGGTTAAGTGCGGCAAAGGCTTTATTGATCTGGTCTTGCATTTCTAAGTCCCTTTCTAAATAACTATACGATTATACATAACAGATATATCTGAAGTTACAATAGGCAAATACAAATTAAATACATTTAATATCGGGGGAAATAAAATGGGCGACTTTCCCCCGATGACTTTTTAGGCAGCTATATGATACAGCCAGCAATCCATGTGGCCGTTCGCATCCTCACGTTCAATAGCGTGAGGCGTCTGCTCAATCAGGCCTGCCGCAATAGCTTGGCGAATTGTCCCACAAATATTGTGGCTGTTTTTTTTCAACAGCCGCGCCAAGTCTCTGCTGGTCATTGGCCCGTGCGTTTCTAACGCTACCAAGATCGGCTTGAACGCGCTGGTATTTATCTTGCGGGGCTGTGGCTTTCCCATATCGCAGGGCAGTGTGGGGCGAAGCCGCTTACCATCTGGCCCTTTTGTTTTAGCCTGTAATCTTTCAAATTCTAGTAACTTCCAAGCCATCTGTTTTCTCCCTCAGATGTGATAATCGTTAATTCGCAAATTTCGTACAAACCTGTCTAATTCCTCCCGCGCCACCCACAAATTATTTGGCGCGTTTGGCAAAACAGTGTCGCCCTTCTGATGGACTTTGTCCTGCCACATATCGACCTCTCTTCGTAAAAACTTCAGTTCAGCGTCCTGCGCTGGCGTTAAACTTTTCATTTATTCCTCCCTTGGCTTCAGTGTTCTTTCTAAATAATCAGCAAATGCTGCCTTGCGCTGCCCGTCATAATGTTTCTCCATCAGCAACTTTTTTAACTCTCTGTTCTCATCGCACACACGCTCATATTCTTCCCGGTTAATCATTTTACTTATCCCCCATTTAGCCATGTGATTTCCTTTGAATTTTCATCCCGTAATTATTAACGCCAACTGGCATGTCAAAGCCGTCAACATGGCAAAATTTATTCCGTTTAAACAGCCTGTAATTAACCTCATGATGCCACCGATCAAACTTCCAAGCTACCCTCGCCACGTCTGGGTGCAAGTCTTCAATCATCTGGCTTTTGGGCTTGGTGCCTTCGTGCGCGTAAAACTCTTCTGTGTTCCCGCCAGACAGCGTCTGTGTGGTAGCCTTCTCCTGCTGAAAGGCGTTGTACTGCACAGTGCAGTGTCCGTCCTTCAGCACTCGCAACGATAGGTCTGTGTCCTCATTGTATCGACCC